AAAACACCTTTCATATGACGCTACCTCTATTCCCTCCTTTATCCTACGATCTGATACCGTTGACCATACCGGCGTTCCCGTTCCATTATAGATTGATCCTCCATCCCTCGTTATCCTCATGTAATCTGTCCCTTCTATTATAGATTTAACCTTGAACTCCCCTCCGTCATTTACTATATTGTGCTGACTATAAAACATCGCGACTAAGGTCGTCAAAACCAGCAAATCAGTTCTTTTATTTGTAAGGGTGTTAGGATTCGCGAGCATATATTATTTGTCTTAGGTGGCATATCTATTATTAATATATATTATAATGACGATGATCTACTTTTTAATCTTTGTTTTCTAATTATATTCTCTATTTTATTTTTTAGATTTGCCTTCGGTTTCTGATTTACTTTTGCCCTTGTTTTCGCTTTCGGATTAGCTTTAGCTTTAGCTTTAGCTTTGGCTTTTGGTTTTGGTTTTGGAATAATTTCAACATTGCCCTTTTCCTGTTTTTTTTGAGGACTCCTTAATTTTAACCCTATTATTATATTTGCCAAATCATCTATTTCATTATTAATACGCTTACGCTTTTGGTATTCTTTATTTCGTTTATCTAACAAACGCCTTGCTACCTCTTTTCGTTCCGCTGACAAACGCCTTGTTTCTTCTTTTCGTTCCGCTAACAAACGCCTTGTTTCTTCTTTTCGTTCCGCTGACAAACGCCTTGTTTCTTCTTCTCGTTTTTTTTCAAACGCTTTTCGTTGTATCAAAAAATTTTGATATTTTGCTATATCCGTTTCTTTAGAAGATGATGTACCAACCACATTTTTACGAACATATATTAATATACGCTTTCCTTTGCTAAAATTAAAACATCTTTCGCTAAATCCACCAAAAATTTTTGGTCTATCATGCATTACACAATCATCATCTGATAGATAAAAATCCTTATCACTTCTTATATTCCAATCGTGTTTAATCAGATGACAAGGATGTCCTCTGTTACCCATATAAGGTGTTCCATTATATATGTATCTTTTCTTTTTACATGTCATTCCTACGATCATGTGATACATCGGTGGAACTTTATTAAAGTTCCTTAATATTACAGAATCTAAAATATATCTATATCCATTATATTCTATTTCATCAGCCATAGTGGTTAAGTTAGGTCTTATCTCCATATCATCTATGCCATTATTTATGAATTGATGTATTACATTAGTAGGTGAAACATTAATTATTAATATATTAGGCGCTATCCCATTATCTTTATATAAATCTATAACAATATCATCAACTTCATCAACTTCACATTTCCACATTCCGGTTTCTTCTTCTAACTTTAAACGTATAAAATCATCATATTCTCTGTTAAAAGTTGAATAAGAAAAATACATTGACGCTTGATCAAAATCAAACATCTTATAATCAATGCCTAATAACGTATATAGTTTTCCTAAATAATATTCTTCAACAAATCCAACATTATTATATTTGTAATGATTATATACAAATTTTTTGTTGTTCATTTGATTTAAAATTCTTAACATATCAAAAAATATATCCTCCTTGAAATCATTGTATTCGTCGCTTTGTCGCAAATGACCAACAGTTAAATATCGGTCATATAATACTTTTTTAAATAACGAATATATAGATCCTTTATTATCCCATATGTAAGAATGATTCATTACTAGGCTACGACTACGCTGACTGTAAAATATAGCAACTATATTCGACATAAACCAACAAATATTTGTAATATACATAGGTCTCAGAATTCGTGAACATATACTATTTATTTTAGGTGGCATCTCTTATTTATAGTAATATAAAATATTAATACATCTACCATAAAAAACTGATTATTACTTAACTTTAATACAATCCATAATATTTATGCCACTTACGCGTATATTCCATCTGTCCGATTTACATATTCGTAATGGTGATAATATATACTCACGCTATGAAGAGTATCGTAGCGTATTTATAGAAACTATCACATCCATCAAGCTTCAAATCACTAACTTAGAGCTGTCGTTTGAAGACTTTATTATCGTGATTACTGGAGACATATTTCATAATAAAAATGTGATCGGGAACTACGGACTCTTTGTATATCGCGAGTTTATCCAATCGTTATCTAACATCGGACGTCTCTATATCATTTCAGGTAATCACGATTACGATCAAAGCGATATTGATAAACCGTCGCTCGTTTATTCATCCACCTTTGACATCCCTAATGTAATCGTTTTAAATACGTCAACGTCCTTTGTTATAGATAACATCGGTTTCTCCTTCGTAAGTATCGATAAAACACTGGATATCTATAGAAATAGCGGGAGAATACAAGATCTTCCAGCATTCCCTCGCATCCGTAGTGACGTTCAATATAAAGTCGCTCTATTTCATGGATCGTTCGCATCCGCAAAGTTATACAATGGTAAAGCAATCGAAGAAACGTTCAATCCATATCCTCTCGAATGGGTCCAAGACTTCGACTATGTCCTACTTGGCGATATACATAAACGCCAAGTTTTTACATATAAACATAAGACAATGTGTGGGTATTCCGGGAGTCTCATACAACAAAACTTCGGCGAAGACATTATTGACCATGGATATCTGTTATGGAATCTTGAAACAAAAGAAGCTCAAGAAATCAACGTATATAATAATATAGGTTATATTAATATCATTGAAGATATCTCGCAAGAAATCTTCATAAGGACAAATGGTAAATATACAGTGTCTTTACAATCTTACCTTGAAATAAACACAGACTCTTTCCCGAAGTTATTAGAAATAAAATCGTTTTCAAATATTAACTATCAAACGCTAAGCGCCCTATTCAATGCTTACTCAATATCCTTTCAAATCGTATCAAAATTAAATACAATAAGGAATTTGAATGTTCCTGATAGAACCGAGTCCACAAACGAATATCGCGAATGCCTACTCGACACAAACTATCTACTCGTTTATTTCAAAAAAATACTAACAGACGACAAATACAACGTGTTATTAAAAATAATGAAAGATAAAGAATATTTGCTTTTCGATACTCTCGCATACCCCGATGATTTACATACAGAATGTATAAAACGAAATAAGGATCTTGAACCAATTATTCGCTCATGTAATGATGCGGATGACCGACAATCGCTCAAGAAATCATTTGTAATCCAATATCTAGAATGGGAAGGTTTATTGTGTTATGAAAATAAATGTCTAATTAATTTTAAAGATTTATATGCGAAGACATTTATGATAAAAGGCGCCAACGGAACCGGAAAATCAGCGATTTATGATATCTTGCAACTCGCGCTATGGGCAACCAACAATAAGTTTGATACCTACTCCGCCGGATTCATCAATCATAATAAGGAAAAAGGATACACCATTATAGAGGTTGCGATTGACAATATAACTTATCGCATTAAAAGAGAGTTCTGTAAAAAGAAAGATACATTTAAAATTACTAATAAATCGTCAGTGTTGTATAAGTATAATGAATCCGGAGACCTCATAATCCTTAAAAAAGATAGCGCATGTAATACAGAAGTCAAGGCGCTTTTTGGAGATATCAATACGTTCCTTTCTACTTCTATGATTACACAAAATGTGGATAATGATATCCTCGCATTAAACTACAAGGATACTTTGGAAACGATAGACAAATCACATAATATTCAATTTATTCATCATCTATATAATCTCTTTAAAACTGCCATCAATAAATACAAAGACTTTCGTAAAGTTGTAATAAGTAAGAAAGAAGTCTATGAAAAGTTGCTATTTACGCCATTACATAGCGAAGTGAATGACGAGCTACTCTTACAACTTACCGAAGAACTATCAGTACTACACCGTGAAGAAACAGTGCTTCGACAGGCGTTTAACTCTATCCCTATTGATATTCACGATCCATCTTATGTTTCTATTATGAATACCGATTATACAAGCCTTATTCGCGATATCGAGGCAAACGAGAATACACCGATCGTATCTGCTAAAGTATATGAAAAATACAAGGAGAAACTAGGACATTATAAATATCTTCATTCTATTCGCGACGGTGATCGTGATAGCATCCGTATAGCTTCATTGTATTATCAAGAACTGGAAGACGATTTTAATGTGTTACCTTCTGTAAATAAACCTTGTGATATTTCATACCTAAAAAACGAAAAAAAAGATCTACAAGAATACATTGATACTAGTAATAGTGATCGTTCTCATTATACATTAGAAGATATCAACACATTACGAGAAGCATTGACGAAAGATAAAATAAATTTGTGTGAATTAATTTCAAATAAACCAAATAAGATATTGAATACAAATACAAACATAAGAGATATAGATAAAATAATTGACGCGATTTTAAAGACACACGGAACGATTGACGCGTTTAATGATTTCATCTCATCTAATATAAAACCCGTAAAGCGAACGCGAAACGCGTCAATACCTGAACCTATGACAATCAACCACTATACCACCACTATTCTACAAAAGGAAACTCTTGATAGTTATATTAGTAATATTCATAATCAACTTGCTACATATGAGAGCGAGTTTCACATTCTGTTTTCAAAACAACAAAAATTAGCAAATGTAAATATCCCTCACGATAGAGTAGCAAATACGACTATGCGATGTAAAAGCGCCGTATCAATTGCGAAGGAACTGAAACATTACAATATTGACACAATTAATCTCCAAATTACAGAAGACAACGCTATAATGAATGAATATCTTGTAGATCAGGAAGATATTCATAAACTCACAATGGAAATAGATAATTATACAAAGGAACTTCAACTATTCACAGCAAACGAAGAATACCGCTATAATCCCGAATGCCTTATATGCTGTAATCGCCCGTGGGTTTCGCGAATCAAAGAGATCAACGATATTCTATCTACGCTACATACGAAGATAGCTACGCTCCGTAAAAGTATGAAGTATAGCGAGAGCGATTCCGTGATTGTTCAGGAACGTTTGGAAGAAAATAATAAGAAGAAGGCTGATTTTCATTTACTAAATGAATGGTATCGCTATTATAAGTTTAAAGAGACGAGTGATAAAATTACAAATGACATGAATAGTATTATCCAGTCTAAGACTGCTTTACACGAAGAACTCGCTAGCAAAGACACAGAACACAAAACAATTATATCGTATATTGAATATTTCATCACATACTCGTTTATGCTATATGAAGAATACTTGTGTGATATTTACAAGACATGGGAAACGAAATACAAAGAAACAACGGATCAGATAGAGATTCTTGAGAAAAAAATATATCTAAATGATATTATACGTCCGCGCATTGCGAAATACAAAGAACTACAAAAGGCATATGAAGAATGGGAAGCATTTGAACACACAAAACGGATTATAGATACACATCATTACTATAGGCTGAAGGCGATTATAGAAGCGAATGATGTATATAAAGAATACCAAAGCAACGAGCGAATGAAACCACTTATTATACGAAAACATGAATTATATGATACTCTGAAGGAAAAGGAAGATACTATGAAAAGGTTGAATGATAAGGTTGTAAAGTATTCTACGATAAACGCTTATAATAATGAAAATAAAAAGAATTATAATTTGCTCGTGGCGATTGAAGGCAAACTTGATACTATTATTGATGTCATTGATACGATCCTAATTAACTTTCAATCCTTTCGCAAGGAACTATATGATACAATGATTCTCTCGCGACTTGTAGAAAAAACGAATACGATCATTAAAACCTTGTGCCACCAGGACACGAAACCTTTCAGATTAAATTATAATGTTGATATCACGAATGATACAGTTCATATCAACTGGTTAATACATAACGACAATGTATCGTGTGATGACACAAAACAATACATATCGGTATCGCAAGCTTCCGGTTTTCAGCGCTTCGCGATCTCTTTGGCGCTTCGTATGTCTTTGTATTTCAATAATTACGATGTGCAATGTAGACAACTCTTTATAGACGAGGGGTTCATTAATTTTGATAAAAATAATTTGTCGGTAGTTCCAGTATTTCTCAAGAGTCTCTTACATTACTTCAATACGATTGTGATCCTCTCGCATATTGACATTATCCAAGATTCAGTGGATGAAACCGCTGAGATTTGTTTCCATAAAACGAATGGAGTATCGTCACTTGTTTATCGGTAGCGGAGTGATAACTATATTTATTGAATAATTTTAATGTTATCGGCAAAATTATTTTCGTAATCAATTATTTTTTTTGAATCAATAATCCTATTATTTAATATATTAACTTCAAAATGATTCAACAATTTTCCAGTATCCATGTTTTTAATTACCATACCCCATTCACCATCTACTTTTGATATATACATATTATAACGGATATTATTATCTAAAAAATTATAGTTCACATCTTTCGTAAACAAAAAATCAAAATAATTACTTGTAACCGTATTGTCTGTAAATGTTAAATACTTAAGGGATTTTGTAAAAACTAATATATATTTAAAATTAAGATTTTCAAAAAGTTTATTATTTCTTATTTCAAGCCATAGAAGTCTTTTGAAATTATGTAATAATTTAAATAATTTATCGAATACTTTGGAATCTATTTTGATACCATCTAATATTAAAAATTCTACCATAGTATTTTTTTTTAAAAACTCTAAAAAACTATTCAAAGTTGTAGCATTGTCAAATATAATACGACGCAATATGATAGTTGTTATTTGATTGTTGATCGTCAAATTCAAAATATCGACTATTTCTTTAGTTATTGTTAAACTTTGCAAGTTAATAATAGTAACATTCTTCATCAAATAAGGACGGGCAAAAGATAATGATTTAAAACTTTTATTAATTGTAAAAATTGAGAACATTTTAATAAATTCATTATTAAGTATAGTATTATCAAAAACATAATGTAAAATTTTTAAACGAATATCTTCGTGTATATTAGATAAATTTGGAGGAGGGGAAGATTTACGAGGTATTGATTGTAGTTTCATTTTTGGTGTTCGCGTTCGTCTATTTGGAAGTGGTGCTGATTTTCGCATTAGCTATTTATAGGAAATAAAATAAAAAATATATAACACATACCTATCTATCCTATCTCATTCTGTCTATTCGCTCCTTATCAATGATGGTCTCCAATACACACACCATTTATCATTATCTATAGGGATCATTCTACCGCGATTCTTTTCATCAATACCATACATACGCTTTAATAGTTGCTCGCGTGTTGGATTCCTCCCGTCTTTCATAAGTGTAGCAGGAGCTTTGTTACCTCCTCTTCGTGAAAATTTACAACCAATCGTTTTTCCATAATCTATCGCTTCTTCCTGAGTGTCAAATACAGCACTGTCCTTGTCAGTGTCATCCGACACTACTTTTACCTTGCTCTTCTTTTGAGCACGGATATTATCAATCGCGGATTTACCAATCTCTCCCAATTCACTCATTGGTTCCCTGTATATTTCTTGCGATACCACTTCTCCGTTATGGTTGCTTGCCATGTTCCTTGCACATTCTTCCATCACAATACAACGGTGCATTATCGTCGTAGGGCAATATACTTGCGTCTGTATGTATTTACTTCCCCAATTTTTCATCCGACCTGTTATTCTCCCGAATAACTGATAGATATCATCGTTCGTAAGATCCATGTGACCAAATATAGCAGATGTGAATGAACCCAACGTTTTATGCGCTAATGTTTGACCCATACCGACACATAACAAACCCGTAATTACAATCGGGCGATCTTGTAGTTTATGATCTGAAACAAGTCTAGAAATTGTTTCGCATGCCTCTTCATCAGAAGAGGTTAATGGCAGCGTCTTCGTATTCCCAAAAATATCCTTGTATTGAAGAGTCTTTTCACCTCCATTCAATACAACTACGACCGCGTTCTTTCTTATTTTAAATACAAGATCCCTCACCGCATTATGCCCAACTTGACGAATATGTGCGGGAATAAATGACCTCGTGCCATCACCTAGTATTTCAGGATACTTTTTCAAAATGTTATTTATAAAACCTAATGTCTGTCTATCCTTTTCTTCATAATCAAACGCACTAGGGCGGACATAAGGGTTCGCGAAGAAATCATCTACACAATTAAATACCATATTTTTATATCCTACATAATTTTCGTCATATAAATCGTCCAACTTCAACTGAATAAGTTCAATTTTTGACCAGAACCCAACGTCTTCAAATATTTTATCTGGCGACGCAGTTAATGCCGTGATACCCTTTATTATCTCGAGATTATGAATATCTTCTATCTCATTACGCAACGTAGGGTTGATATACTTGTGTAATTCGTCATAATAAGCAAACACCCTAACGATGCCACTAATGTTATTTTTGTCAAGCACTTTGATAAAGTCAACTCCGTCCTTATACCTTTTTTTATTGCTACACATCACAACCACGCGAGGGCAAGTCGCCTTATTCGCACAAACCCCCTGTAATTCGTCTCTATTCTTCACGTGCTTATATTTTCCATCATACTTGGATGAAAAGACGCAAATAGAACCCTCCCCGTATGTTTTTTCAATCTCTTCAAGACGCTTGGCAAACTGCTTATTATTCAACAACGTATTCATAGTGAATACGACATGAATACTTCGCCCTAATTCGTCATCTTCCTCAATCAATGTTTTTATCTTTGTAATCGCAGTGTATGTCTTTCCCATCTGTGTTCTTAGGACACAGAGGATAAACTTCTTCGGTTTCTCAATAATCTTTTCCATCGTCTCGTCCGTGATCACTTCTTCAATCACAACTTCGTATCACTTCGTATCACTTCGTATCACTTCGTATCACTTCGTATCACTTCGTATCACTTCGTATCACTTCGTATCACTTCGTCTTTCGCTTTCACAGTTTCGCTTCTTCGTATCGTTTGTCTCTGCTCGTTATTATTTTAACAACAGATCATTTTTTATTATATCAATTGAAAAATAGAACAAATGTTTTTGAGTATATAAAGGATATTATAAATTACTTAAATATATGGAAGGTTTAATTGATACACGTGACGAGTATATTGAACATATACAGGATATTCTCAGTGTAGCAATATCAAAGCGGATATATGCGATCTACACCGAAATAATGGAAGAAAAAAAAGGGCTTAAAGGATTTCAAAATGAACTCTATAGTATACGCAAATGGAACAATAATATCGTGAGCGACGAATACAAGAAGATCGTTAAATATACCAAGTGTAAATATCTAGCAAACCTGATTAAAATTATTATTATTACAACTATAAAAATAAAAATATATGAATATCGCGAGCAATTTGATAATATTAAAATCAAAATACCAAATGCCGAAGATTTCGTTCATAAATGTTATATAAACGCTGCGGGGTTCTCTTGGAAGAACGCATACTTGTATAATCGTAATAACATAAAAGACGCTGAATATCAAAATAATCTCAATATTATTGAAGAAAACATCAGAGCGATTGTAAAGAAAACATTTCGTGACTTTATACCGTTCGATGAAATCTTTAAACAAATTGAAGATAACCTAAGTGACAATGTTCATCAATACAGAGATACAGATGCGCAAAGTGTAGATGTTGAAATCTCCAAAAAAAAGAAGAAAACTACTATCACTAAAGATTCTGAAAACGACGATGACGACGATGACGATGAAGACGAAGACGAAGACGAAGACGATGACGAATACGATGAAGAAGACAAAGAAGACGATGAAGAAGACAAAGAAGACGATAAAGAAGACGATAAAGAAGACGATGAAGAAGATGACGAAGAAGATGACGAAGAAGATGACAAAGAAGATGACGAAGAAGATGATGATGACGACGAAAAGGATACAGGATATATCATGAACAAAGCAGATGAAACAGACGCAAAGGAAAGCGAAACAATTTGTGTTGCGACACAGAACGACGATATTAAAATAAATAATATAGTAGATACAAAAAATAGCCATGATTACAAGAACGAGACACGAGAAGCTGACGATTCGCAAGAAATATCCTTTGCGAATACCACGCAAGACAAAGAAGATGACACGGTCCTTGCGAATTATATTCACAAAGAATGGAGTAATATCAAAGACGAATATAGTTCATTATCGCAAAATAAAATGGAGTATAAAACGTTTGATAACGAGGGGGGACGTAAAAAGAAATATGATAACTTCGACGACGATACAATGAGTGTTACAAGCCGAACCAGTGTAATAAGTAATACAACTGATATAAGCCAAATAAAACAAATACATATTCAAGATACCGCTAAAAGTAAAAAGCCAAGTTTTTTCTAATACGACGCATTCTTCTTCACCTTAATTCGCTTTGAATTCTTATTTTTTACAAAGACTCCAGGGTCATACTCTTCTGGATCTTCTCCTTCTTCATTCATAAGCCCCATTAAATCTCTTTGGTCTTGTAAAGATTGCATCTCCCAGAGGTCTTGCGAACACATCTTGTAATTTACATCATGTGCCTTATACCAGAATACGATGTCCGAAATATTGTTAGACTGAACCTTGTTGTCAATCACAAGACACTCGAAGTTCTCGGTGCATTGATTCATCACCTGATTAAATACGTCAAATGTTGGAAACATACCCGCGTAATGATTGTAAATCTTTTCTCGCTCCTTTACAATATTATTACGAAAAATAAAAACATAGTCAATGTTGGAACGCAGGTCGGGTGGTAATCCTAACCCATGCTGCATCGTGATTAAAAGGAATATCTTATAATGCCTCCCGTTCATAAAAATACACCGAATGTTTTTGTCCGTCATCGCCGACTTGTTATACATACAGTCGTCTAATATCAGGAAGGCGCGCGGGTCAATGGACGAGTTCCCGTGCTTCGCCATATCCCTCTTCCGCTCGTTCGTGATACTGATCTGTCTTGTTAAGAACTTGCTAATTAATTTCTCTTCCAGCTCGTCATATATCAACATTTTCGGTATAAACTTCTCAAAGTATCCATTCGCCCGCTCCGTTTGCGAAACTACAACACCGACGGGTATATCCTTATTATAACTTAGTATATCTTTCATACAATAACTTTTTCCTGTATTACGCTTGCCGATAAACACAACCACCGAATCATTCTTTATTTTCGCGGGGTCAAACCTTTTAAGTTCTAACTTCATTTAACTTATAATAACAAAAATAATAATATAGGTATCACACACCAAGATATATGATATATTATATAAGTACGATTTAATATATAAGAATAATAAATAATAAAATGAAACATTACTGGATAAACATTGATAGGTCGCTGGATAGGCGCGCATTTATGGAAAAGCAATTTAAAAATAATTCCCTGGATAACACAAGGGTATCGGCAATCACCCCTAGCGATTTTGACGAAGTTCTAGAAGATAAGCGCCCGCTAACATGTAAACATCCTGGTTGTGTTCGGTGCGAATATGAATACGCTTGTATATCCAGCCATATTAAAGCTATGATCGAGGGACTGAAAGACGCAAACAACGATTGGTTTGTTGTGATGGAAGACGATATCGTCATTCCATTTGATATCAATTATGACGAACTTATTCACGCGTTGCCTAAAGAGGCACAGTTGGTTCAATTGCTTATCTTATATGGTCCCACTGTGAAAGCATTATATGACATTTCCATCTCACACAATGTCCGTTTTATTAAATGGCAGTACCTATTACCTTCTACCGGTATGTATATCATATCCCGCAAAGGGGCAGAGATATTAGTTGGTAAATATTTTAAAAATAATAAATATGACTTTACTACATGCGAATTCCAAGTTGTCGCAGACGTCGCTTTGTATTCGTCTATAAACTCTTTCGCAACTACATTTCCGTTCGCGTTCCCAAACATCGACTTAGTGTCCGAAATACACCCTGAACATTACGAAGCACACAAACAGACCTACCTTGATATTAAAGATGTTGTTGATTTGGCTGTTCGCACAAACACAATCCCTTTTATCTAGTACATTGTATGTGAAGCACTATCTCCGTGCTTATCCTTCGCGTCCGTAATATTATATTTTTCATTGAAAAAGTAGATTACGATAAGTTGTTTGCGGTGGTCTCTTAATTTATCGGTGCAATACAATACATAGGTTTCGTCCTTCCCATTTAAATTCTTATTTTTTATCCATATTTTGAAAAGTTCATTGTATAATATGACGGATTCGTTTATAAGCGGATACTTATCTATCTTGTTGGTTGCCAACATCTGCGCCTCCTCCGCCAATCCTATAATATGAAGAAAATGCTTTGTTATACAATCCCGACACCTCTTGTTCTTGTTTGTAAGATGCTCCTCTAATAATATAGATTGCTTTATGATCTGTTGCATGTTGTATCGCGGATCGCTCACCGGATCAATCGAATCACATGTTGTCGAACACGACCCCGATCCATCTGTCTTTTGTTTGTTGTAATTAATGTTTAACATTGTAGCAACACTACCGCCAGCATGGTCATTCATAGTATGTATATACCATAAAATGATGATCGTTGATAGTATGATTGTAAATACTATTATACATGTTTCCAATACATTCATCATATATATTAATTCTACTAATATAATAGAAATATATTATCGCAAATGCTTATAAATGCTCAGGAGGACTTCTCCTTGTTAAAAAGCCTTTTCATTGAACCATTTAAAGGAGGTGGCGGTGGAGGAGGCGGTGGACGAGGTGGTTCTTCAAGAAGAAAAAACAAGGACGCAATCCCGTTTAACTTACCTATTTTCATAATCTTTGCGGTTCTCTATTTCTTTACGTTCCTATTTCTATTTCCTTCTACGAGCAAATAATATAATTATATTTATTATATAGTAGAATATAAAATGAGTCTATTTTTTGAAGATTTTAAAGTAGGAGGCAAAAGCAGCGCAAGCACAAACAAACCACAAGACACCGCTGACGCACAGAATTCAGGATCTGGAACCGCAACAGGCGCTATCGCTGGAGCAGCAACAGGTGCTTTGGTTTCTGGAGGTTCCGCTGCCGTAATGAGTAATTCAGGCTCAAATAACGTGGAAAAATGCCCATTAACTGACGATACCCTTTATTGTCAGGTTAGTAGAACCGCCGGTATTACGGGTATGCTTGTATATATATTATTTATTGTAATCTTCGTATTGGTATTCTTCTATTGCTTGTATTATTTGTTTTTTAGAACAGGCACCGCTGCAACCGCTGTTAGCAAGGCGGTATCTCGGCGAAGACGCTAAATTATTATTATTTTTGTTATTTCTTATATAAACTGATAATCAACTATGCTATGTAAAGCAAAACCTAATGCTATATATCTATGTTCTACAATTACAAAATGATAAATACTATGTTGGTAAAACGACGAATCCGCATTTTAGATTTGATAACCACTTTACAAGCAATGGTGCGGAATGGACGAGACTTCATAAACCCATAAAAATACTTGAACTAATCCCTAATTGTGATGATTACGACGAAGAGAAATATACATATAAATATATGGATAAGTATGGTATTGATAATGTTCGCGGTGGCTCTTCTTCGTCTGTTGTCCTAGACGCGGAAACGAAAAAACAACTTGTAAAGATAAGTAATAGCATAAATGACCGTTGCTTTATTTGCGGTAAAACAGACGGACACTTTGCGAAAGAATGCGCCCATAATGTATATAATATACTACGCACACGAGACACAGAACGTGATTACATCCCTCTTGAAACATTACTTACCTATACACCGGATACGATGCTGACGAATAGTAAAGACATCGAGATTATAAAGCGATTAAAGAAGATAACTATTAAACTAGGAGACAATATCCTATTAAATTATAAAAAAAACGAATACTCGTCATTGAAGGAACTCGTAGAAGACGCCTGTAATATTTTTGATAATTACGACGATACCGATCTTGCTAGGATACCCTCAATAACCTCTGTAGAACACGCAAAGAGTTTGCGTAAATATTTACGCCCTTGTAAGATAGGATTCTATACACAAATCGCAGAATTACTCGACCAGTTATCAGAAGAACACTGTAAATTACTTCAATCCGGTTGCACCTTCAAAGATCTTGAAAACAATATCCTATATTCAATCCGGTAGTAATAAAAACACAAAAGTAGTCAAGGTATATAACGCGGTTCCCCATAATGTATCCATAATACCGATTGAACTGTCTAAGTCCTTGTAAATCGCAAGTGATGTGAAATTATATATACCATAGATTGAAAACCCTACCGCACCTCCATACATAAAGGATTTTAATAATTTGTTCTCTACACTAATAGCTTCACCCTTCTTGATATTTTGTATTGTGAATGGTATCGCGACATATAGTACAGAGAATAAGATTATGATATAGGCGATGAAGGCGTGTTCGTAACGCAGACTCACAGGGGACTTTTGAACTTTTTGTATCACCGAAGAATATGCTGAAAGATTCAATGCGATCCATGCGACATCTAAAACCATAAGGACGACAGTAATTATAAGGTATTTGACATAAATATTCATTCGTCTATCTTTCTATTCTAATTAACAATCTCTTTTTTATTTTTAATATAATCATATTTAAATAGGATTGAATATGGCATCAAATAAAGGTAAACCAATTATGACAAAAAGAAAATATAATAATTATTTATCTTTAAATGAAACAGAACAGTTCGCAATATTAGATGGATTGTCAGATAATAATAAATTGCGCATAGACAAATGGTTAAAAACAGTTGTCGTTAAAATAATTGAAGGAGAACCATATATTGAAAACCCTTTACAATACACCTCTGGATTGCACTTATATATAAACAGAGATTCATCATATCCCACATTATATAAATGGTGTGTAGCTAATTTTGATAATGTTGAAAAATTACCAAAACCAAAACCCGTAGATGAGATTAAACTAAATGAGATCTTCTTTTATGCGAATGAATGGAAACAGAATCCCAAAGTTGATCCATATACAAAAGAACATATTAGTATATCTTTAAGCCCAGATGGTAAGTATGTTAAGTTGTATATAAAAATTATTGATGAATTGGTTAGCAATATTTTAAAAAGTAAAACAAAGAAGGAATTGTCTGTTGAAGAATGTAAGAAAATAAGGGATAGTTTACCTGATGAACATGCGCGCGTAATTTTCGATGATAAGGATGATAAAAATGATATATATTATGACTACCTTTTTATAATCTATTTTGTTAATTCAAAAAAAATAAAATATGACCCGGTATTTCAAAAAGATTTAAAGATATATTTAGATATGGTGGTTTATAAAATTTCAGATTGCGTATATAATGATGATTTACTATCTAGAGATTTTGAAGAAACAGGTTTCAAAGATTCTAGAGATGTTAAATATCTTTACCTACGAAAATTTTTGAGAAATTATTTGTTAGATATGAGCAAAAGCGATTTTTCTATTCACAGTTTAGTAATGAAATTATGTATTGACATTGAGAAAATACAATATATGAAAGATTCAAAAGGTGAAGACGAAGCTAATTTTAATATGAAAGTTTTGGAATATTATAAAGCAATATTTTATAATATTCCAAAACATTATTTAGTAAAAACTAGAACAAATGCTATTCATAGGAAAGAATTAACAAGAATTATACTACTACCTGAATTGATGAAAAATGAACAAGTTCCAACAAAATATAAGGGTACCTATGATACAATAAAGACGCATTTAAAAGACCCTGAAACTAATATTTTTGAAACACTACTATCAATTTACAATAGCATTTTAAAATTATATAAGGATAGTAAAAAAAGCGATGTCTATAAAAAGATCAAGGATCCGTATAAAAATAAAAGCAGCGAATCGCCTCCAATACCAATACGACCACAATTGACAAGAGATTTGATAATGTACAAAGCTCGTTTGAAAAATTTAAATGATCCCCTTATTGCGACTACACCAAAAGAAAGGGAAGAACAAAGAGAGTTATTTTCCAGAGAATATCCATTAGATAAAATAAAACAAAATGATAAGGATTTACTAGATTATGACAAAAAAATAATAGAATATGAAAAATTGTTAAAAGAATATGAAAAAAAAGATATAGCGAAAAAAAATGACAAAAGTCCGATTAAAAGCGATAATGTAATAGACCCGTATTCACAAGAAGCATTTAGCGATATGAGCCCTAAAAAACTCAAATACTTATCTGACATTTTTTATAATGATGGAAAAAAGGTGTTTCATTACCGCTTTGATACAGTGAATATGTATAATTATATATTAACATGTATTGATCTTTGCGATAAACCTATTAATTTTTTTAATAGAGCAGAATTAACAGACGCAAACTTAAATGAGATATGTAAGAAAATTAAACACTTTACCAAAACACCAACCTACAATTCATCTACAGAAATTAGAGCATTGTTGGATGATGATTGTAGCAAATATAATAATCGTCTTGTATTAGATTATGACATAATAGATGAAAAAACCCAACAAAAAAAGGATATAGAAGGGGGTATTAATGTATATCTAAATGTTAAATTAGGAGATCTAATTTTTAGGGTAATTCAAAAAAAGGTGTTGATGTTGCCATATTTTAATAGAGGTGTTTTAGATAGATTTCCACCTACTACTCACATATATCCACAAGATATTTTAGATATTTTAGATAATAAATTAAAAGAAGGAAAATTAATTGGTAGTAGATTTTTTCCATACCGACAAAAAAATAATATACTAATGAACTTGCCACAGTTTCCCTTTGAATTTAATGACGATACAAAAAATACATTAGAAAAATTAAAAAGATATAAAACCCATATTTCCGTAAAATATAATTAATTAAATATCCCTCTATTATTACAGAGATGCATTGCTTAGGATGCGCCATCTATCTACCTACATTCAACGATATTTTTGAATATCTAACAAAAAAACAATAAAACAAAATATCGCATTTTATGCGACCGTCTCCGTTTCCGCCCCATTCGCAACTTTGCTCTCGTTCCAATGAATCGCCGCCTGTTTCATCAGTTCCTTCCTCTCCTTGTCTGGAAACTCAAGGATTAAACGCGCCATCTCATCTTTAATAAACAAGTTATACTTGCTCGGTAGTTTCTTGATCACCACACCATCGCTATCTACCTTCACAATCCGCTTTTTACCCTGTCCTGATTTTAACGCATCTTTGAAAGCAGCAACCGCAAGTTTCTTCGTATCATCTAGCGTAAATTCAGTATCATCCTCAATCGTAGCCATCAAAATTTCCTTTATTTTTTTACCTGATACATTCTTTACGGCACTCATACTCATTATATAATATAATTGTATTGTAAGTTTTATATAATTTTATATATAGTAATAAAATAGAATATAATGGGGGGATGGAATGAACATTATAAATTTAACCAATACAAAGTAAAGTTAAACGAAGTATTTTCTAATCTTGACGAGATCATCTATATATCAAGCGCAATAGATTACAAAAAAGTAAATATATTATTATACAAAATTGTCCAAAACTTCGACTATTATAACTACTATATACCACCACCAGAAGAAGAAGAAGTGGAACCACAAGTGCCATCATCACCGGAACCACAATTGCCAGATAAACCACAAGTGCCAGCCGAAAAGACAAAGGTATTATATGGTGGACGCGGATCCACATCACCACCACAAGAGACCGCTCCCGAAGCACCACCTCAAGCTCCACCACAAGAGACACCCGAAGCTCCACCTAATGAGACTCCAACAGAACAAGAACCTCCACCACCAAAGGAACAACCCTATAGTAGTATAGATACCGATGAGATGATTGATATCATTATGAAAGACCAAGAATATCAGGATTTGATAGCATATATAGATGGTGTTCAAACCAACATACGAAGAAAGAGCGGAAATTTAATTGAGATCATAAACCCGCTAACCGAATATTTGAATGACAAAACGATAGAGAACCGTTTGATATTACAAGATTTCCTAAAGCAACACGAACTTATTAAAACGAAACTAAAAACAATTCAAGAGAACATACGAGAAATAAACTATGGGATTCGCCAGAAATATAAAATACCACCAAGAAAAATAAAGTTTGATGTTATTTTAATACCAAACACCATAGAATGGGAATTTTTTAAATATTTCATTAATAATTCTTCAGCACGCTATCATTTTAATAGGTATTTTTACACAAAGCAAATTCACGTCTTAAAGGGTGATCTATCCAAGGAAAATATGGATGAATTTGAAAATAAACTTAAAAAATTATATAATGACCTATTCATTAAATTTAACGAATATATTCGAGAAAATAAGAATAAACCGATTACAGATAAATTAAAAGGTTCTCTTTCAGAAGATGCTGAAGACCCGGTAGATGACGCAGATAATCCAGGTGCTATGGAAGATTATCCGGATACACAACCAATACAAACATTATTAGATATGTTAGAAGAAAAAAGAGGATCTGTCAGCAAATTATTTGTAAAACCACAACAACCATATAACCCACAACAACAACGACCACAACAACCATATAACCCACAACAACCATATAACCCACAACAACAACGACCACCACAACCATATAACCCTCAACAAAGACCACAACAACGACCTCAACCGCCACCATACATACAGCAACCACCGCAACCAAAAGAACCAATACTAGATCAATTAACCGATGAAATTAAAGAAAAAATAAAAAATAAAAAAGACAATACAACACAAAATTTAATAGAAGGCACTAAGAAAGCCAAAGAAGGCGTCGCAAATTTTCTAACTGGATTATCCGCAAACGGCAACTTAGGCAACGCATCAAGTATTATGGATGGTTTCAAAAATAATATACCAGGTGCCGCCAACGCAAAAAGCAAATTCACAGACCTAGCAAACGGCAACTTAGGCAACGCATCAAGTATTATGGATGGTTTCAAAAATAATATACCAGGCGTCGAAAACGCAAAAGAAAGTTTAGCAAACCTAGCAAAAGGCAACTTAGGCAACGCATCAAGTATTATGAATGGTTTCAAAAATAATATACCAGGCGTCGAAAACGCAAAAGAAAGTTTAGCAAACCTAGCAAAAGGCAACTTAGGCAACGCATCAAGTATTATGGATGGTTTCAAAAATAATATACCAGGTGCCGCCAACGCAAAAAGCAAATTCACAGACCTAGCAAACGGCAACTTAGGCAACGCATTAAGTATTATGGATGGTTTAAAAAATAAGATACCAGACGCCGCCAACGCAAAAAGCAAATTCACAGACCTAGCAAAAGGCAAATTCAAAGAGCTCATTCCTTAACCTCTCCCGCGTAGTTCCGCAACTTCCTCTCGTAACTCGTTTATTTCTTTTTTAAGCGCTTTTATACATTCAACGAATAATGGTGCCATCTTTTCATAGCAAATGGTTAAAAAATTGTCCCCACTCTTTGATACAATATTATTATAGCCATCTCTCACCATATCAAATGGTGCCAGTTTTACAATCTCTGGAAGTATGCTTTGAACCTCCTGCGCACTCAAACCAACATCCGGTGTTTTTGTAAATCCATAGGTCGTTGCCAAATCATTCGGTGTAAAATGAAACCCGTTTATCCTATTGATCAAATCTATAGGATTCTCTATATTAGATGTGTAATTTTTGAGACGATTGTCAGAGAATGATGTTGTAATACCCTTTGAACATATGATCGCCCCATCCACCGTAAGTGTATCTATGTTGCTCATTGTCCCTACAGATATGTTTTTGAGACTAAACGCATATGTCGGGCGAATCGCCCACGGTGTCTCCTTGTTATTTATTAAATATGCCAAATTATTACTTGCACTCAAAGTATAATTACTATTATTCAAAGTATTCGTTCGTATCATAGTATTCAGTATCCCTACATTACTATCAAGTCTCTTCGCAATCACATTGCTCGTCTCCAAGACATAATTACTCATATCCACTAAAACATACCTATTATTGCTAATAAAGGTGCCTGTATTGCTAATAAAATTACCTGTATTACTAATAAAATTACCAGCAACCATTACATCCCCTTTATTAGTTATCGTAAATACCGTGTTGCTACTATTAGACCCTTGAATAATGTCATTTATAATATCATTCTGTTTAATCACCAACGCACGCGACGTTGTGTTCGCATTCATTATCTCAAGACGTTCAGTTGTATAGATTTCAGTTTCAAGCATTGTACTCGCACCAAGAACAATCAAATTTGAAGTGATTGTTAAATTGCCATAGACGCTAAGATTATTATCATACACGTTGTTTGTAATGAAGCGTTTCATCGCTCCTCTATTCTCATTGATCATATCCGTCGTCAAATTCGTCATCCGTAGCGCAATGAGGTTGCACGTGATATTCACATAATTACTCATATTCAAATTATTCAAGTTTGCCTTCTCTACTAAGAGATTGCTCGTGATCATAACATAATTACTCATATTCGTATTATTCAAATCTACCTTCGCAACTAAGCGATTGCTTGTAATATTCACATAATTACTCATATTCGCGTTGTTCAAATCTACCTTCGCAACTAAGCGATTGCTTGTAATATTCACATAATTACTCATATTCGTATTATTCAAATCTACCTTCGCAACTAAGCGATTGCTCGTGATATCCACGTAATTACTCATATTTGCGTTGTTAATATCAGCCTTCGCAACTAAGCGATTGCTCGTGATATCCACGTAATTACTCATATTTGCGTTGTTAATATCAGCCTTCTCCACTAAAAGCTTTTTCGTGATATAAACGTAATTACTCATATTCATATTGTTCATCGATATAGTTTCATTCAAAATTTCAACATTTTCCGTTAGCGCAGATGTATTGAATGTCCCAAGGTCTGCTATTTTCTTGTCTATCCCTTGGATTACATTACTACCGTGAACGTCAAATATATTCCCACTGATATATAAATCATTGCTCGTACGTACATCGCCGTAATACTGGATATTTCCCACCTTATCAATGAGTAATAACGGGTGCTCAATTTGATTGTCGCGGTAATTAAATTTCATATTGCCCTCATAACAATAAATTTCTGTGTTTAAACTACCTCGATCAAACGACTCGTCTTTGACAGAACTTGTAAATATAATATGCGGCTTCAGATTCGTTTTATTATAGTTCGATAATTGTATATTTATATTGCTATTTGGAACATAGCGTTTGTAATATTCATCCATCACCACCGTATTACTCAAACTTGCCCCGTAAATCGAAAATTCGTCCAAAAATATATTGGAACCCGTATAAAATAGTTGGGTATTATACATGCTATCAACAAACTCATTTGATGTGCGGATATTTAGAATGTTCGTCTTGTAATCCGCGTAGCGGATATTAGACGTATAATTGATAACACTACTGTTATTTGTCTTCGTGTTTGGAATCGTATTCGAACTGTTGATACGCATCCTATTCGTTCGATGGATCGCAAAGTTGCCTTTAAAAGCATACGTTAAGTCAGTGCCCATCGTGTAATTATAACAGACGACGTTGGAAGTGGTGGATTCAATATATATGTTTGACAACGAATAGTTGTCATCTAATTTTATTAGATTTTTATTGACAAATACCTTGGATATATTCTTCGTGTTGATATTCACCTTCGGAAAATAACTATAGATTTCGTTACGAACCGATATAATATTGCTCGTCCTACCCCGCACACTATCTACAATCATAGCATAATTTGATGTGAAAAACGTATTGGATGTCGTTATACCCGCCAAATATGACGGCACATTATAGATGTTGTTAAAGATACATGATAATTTGTAATTATTACTTACAATCTTATTATTTAGGATAATGTCAAACACATTAGATGTCTGGTGATTCACAAGTCGCATCTCATCCAATCCAATAACCTCATTTTGACTATCAGACAAATTCGGCGTAATACGAAACAGCACACTATCGTTTTCAAGCAAATTCTCTTTATTGAATTCAATCCTATACGTTGGTATTGTGTTTACTTTGATGTTTCGCACACTATACCCACTGTTCAAGATATTCGCGTTCGTCTCCGTGAATTTATATGTCAAATTAATATTGGAGTGCAACGATAGATAAGTAATATCCTTCGTCCCATGAAGCGTTTTATACACGACCGCATTCTTATTGTCTATATTACTCCCAAATATGTCATATGTCGGTACATACTCCGGTGAAATACTATTGCGAATTGATGTATTAAATACCTTTGTATTGTTATCCCATCCGTTCACAGCCCTATCAAATACCATATTACTACTATTCACGATCGCGTTTGTGTAGATATAATCCTTCGTGTATCTCGCATTAATGAGTACCGGTTGCTCATCATATTCACTGTTGATCGTCATCGTTTGCATAGGCATCGTTTCATTGAAACCGTATCGAACGCCATCTCGCAAATTTAAACCGGTTGTATAAGGGTCTATCGTTAAAATATTGAACATGTTGTTATTTTCCGGTTCGATACCCGCGTTTAACACGCCAACATCCAGCGTAAAACGATAGTTGTTCTGTTCGTCTCCACTACATATCGTGGTATATTTATTGCGGTCTCCTTCGATATTTACCATATTGATCTTCACAGGATAATAACTGTTGGTCAATTGCAATCCGTATTTATTGTCGTCGTCAATGTGCAAACTAATATTACTATTGTATCCGCTTGCTCCCTGTCCTAAATGCATATACGTTTTTGAAAAACTGTTGTTGAACTCTACGAACGGATGATAGATGTCATTATTGCTGTCGTTCTTGTAATAACTAAATGTCAAGTTCGTATTTTCGGTATTCACAATATTATTATTAGACACCAAGATTTGAACCATATTTTTTATGTTCGTATTGCGATTCCTGTCGTAACCGACGTGAAAGTCATTAAATCTATAAATACCCATCTCAATCGCAGAATAATCATGGCTGTTATGAATGGTATTATCCATAATATAATTGGATGAGTAAGTGATAAACTTGGCAGTTGATAGTCTGTCGTTGTTCTGCTTCACGACAAACGGAATGTCTGTATTCACAATTGAATCAACTACGATAGACTGTGTAGGTTTAAAGATGATGTTTTTGCCTGAATATTCAATATCGTTATAATCAATAACGTTTTTATAAATAAGATTGGATACTGCTACTACATCAATATACTTTGATAATTCCGTAAGTCCCTCTACTCTTTTGAGACGCACGTTGAAATTATTACTACCGTTATCAATAATATTAATATTTCCATGAACATTCAAGTCGCCGTGAATAGATACCGCGACATTCCTTTTTTCGTCCAAATATTCATATGATACATCGGGTTTATTAAAATCAACGTGGTAATTTGAGGTTAACGCATTGTAATACATAGACATCCCAAAATTCGTCGGTTCTATCGTCTTGTCCGCATATCCTATCTGTAACGGACCGATTCTCGCAATGTCTCGCGAATCTATATCATTGAACTTGTGATTTTTATAAATGAACCATCTCTCCAAATTGCGATCATTCCTTAAATCCCTGTCGTATTCGCAAATGTCGATTCCGCTATAATCGGCGTTGTTGTGAAGTCCACCGCCGCGAACCCCGCGATATATGCGGATCACCGAATGATTATAATCCTCTATATTCATATTGCGGATCTGTAGAGGCATACGAACGTCTTCCCCACCCCACCCAAGAGAAATCTTCTTATTCGTATAAAAACTTCCCGGATTATTTGTGGATTGTAGCGTCTCAATTAGCTTGTCATTTTGATAATAGATGTCACTATTGATACCCTGTTTCACATTCAACCCTTGTAACTTCGCAGAATACGTAGAAATATTATCATAATTAATACAATATTTATATGTATTTTCATTGTATATGCTGAAATAATTCTTGGCACCATTATACACAAACGCGCTCATCTTTGTAATCACGTCATCCCTGTAAATGAAATACTCCGTCCCTGAAATCTTGCCATTAATATCCAAATGAACTCCGTCATGTGGTAATTTCCTATTTACGCTCAGACCCGTATTCGTAATAGAGAGCATTGGCGGGGTATTGAGTAGATTCGGTCGCAACACATTATTTTCCAACGCGGATATATCAAACGACGGGTAAAAGTAGATGTTGTGCTTCTTATTAGGAATCTTGCTGGTATTGATTAACAGACTGTTATCATAAAAATCCAGATACGAAAGTCTCCCGATGTTTGCGATAAATTTATCCTCATTCACCTTCTCTTGTAAAATGACTTCAAAGTTATTATTTGAACTGTGTGTTTTAAATACATTCACTGTACCTGTGAATCCTTCGCCTTTGTTCGGTCCCACACTCAATTTGTTCGGGAAACTGATATTGCGGTTCGCGTCAAGATTCGCGATATTACTATGAACATATGTGAAAAAATACTTGTTATTGCCATTATTCGTAGTGCTTGTGATCGTCGTATATCCTAGTGTCTCGTCGCTTATATTAATCGGATTCACGCGGATACCTCCAATCATCAAGTCATTCACAATATCCAGGCGATTCATTGTAAGCGCAGTCGTATTGACGAAATTCGTAGTTCCACGAAATGTCGCACTATTCGTGACAAGCATATCCTGAACATTCATATTCTGTGCTCCAACTGTGCCTGTCGCGTTTATATTCTTGGTAGTTAGCGTTTCCCGTATATCCAACATATTAAAAGAATAACTAAGACCCGTAAATGTTCCTGCGGTAATCTGTGAAGGACGAATACTACCCGCGCCATTTGCGCGAATATATACCTCGTCTATATGCTTGTAATCGTTCGCGAAATTATCAAATACGATGATATCGTCAAATTTGGAAACGCCCTTCACATCCAGTCGCGTAGGATTCGTAAACGACTTATTGCTACTTATACCATTCATCAAAATATTCTTATAATATACCACGTCATCCGCCTTATTTTTACCGATACATATGTTGCCATTATAATCTATCGTCATCGCCGCATAATCGCTGTCCTTCGTGTAACGCGGAATAGCCTCCCTTGTATATAAGGAGTTGATTTCATCTGCCGATTTATTTACGTGGAACTCTAGGGGCATCCCTTTCGTGGTTGAAATTACCGCTGGCGATATATTACTGCCACCAATGATACCAATGCTTAATTTGGAAAGTTCGTTTGTGGCGTAATTATATGTGTCGTTTCGCAAGGCAATATGAACGTTGTTAAAATCATTGTTTGGTGTGGAGTTGATATTCAAAGGATGCTGGTTATAATTTGTATCCACTAACCCTCCTAAGGTTAGATAATTCGGTGTATAGATATTATTCACAGGATACAGCCTATCATAGAGGTTGTTAAAGTAGGTTACGACACCTGTTTTAAACGGCTGTGATTCAGACAAAATATTAATATTTTTTATTAAATCAATGATCGCATTACTACCAATCTCCCCGCTAATAGATATGTTACTGAACTGAATACTATGCGCGTTTATTATGCCGTCACAGTGGATATTGCGATTCACGTAAAGCGACGTGTTCGGCTGCCTGTAATTCGATGTGATAAATCGCGACGTATTGATGGCGACGCCTTCATGATTTACATACATATTCCACTTTGTGTCGATCAGATTACTATTATTATTCGTGTTACCTTGACCATCGCCAACTACTAAATATTCGTTATCATTCAAGTTTAGACTTTGGATGTTTTGTATTGTATTAATACCGATGCCCAATGAATCTATTTTGACAATTGGTTCGGTATCCTGAATAATAAAATCATCCATTTTACTATACTATTTAAAAGAAATAAACAATTAATATTTATATAATAAAAACTGATATAAAAACGAGTAGTTTTGAAATATACAAGATGAAACGCATTCAAGGGATACATAATAAAACGCAGGAGATCGATATTACCAACCAACCCTATAATAATAAGAATGTTCTCTTACAAAGTAGCGATCTTGTGGCGATATTCAATGCGAACGGGTTGGTAAATATTGCGTTTAAAAATATTGATTTGTATCGCGTTGCGTTCGTTCATAAATCCTATTGTACAATGAAAAACATTGACTTTGACAAAAGTAATGTGAATTGTCCGTCGGATTGCCTACCGCTCCAAGATATGTCCTACGAACGCCTAGAATATCTTGGCGATTCGCTTATCGGTATGATTGTCGCCAACTATTTATATACTCGGTTTCCCGACCAAAACGAGGGCTTCCTTTCAAAGATCCGAACAAAAATAGTGAATGGACGGATGCTTGGTTATTTATCCGAAAAAATAGGATTCCCTAAGTTTGCGATCATCTCCAAGCAGGTTGAGGAATCTGGAGGCAGAAATAATTTTAAAATTATGGAAGATATATTTGAGGCATTTATTGGTGCCTTGTTTCTGGACTTTCAAACCGAGAGCGACAAGGTTCAACTACCGAACACGATTACGATCGCCCCGTTTACTGGCGCAGGATTCTTTATTGTTGAAAACTTTATCATTTATATTATAGAGAATTATATTGATTTTTGCGAACTCATACGGATCAAGAATAACTATAAGGATATGCTTGTATCGTATATGATGCACAACCTCCAAGATTCGCCAAAATTCTACGAAGTGAAGGTATTGATGAAAGATAATGTCCGCATATTCACCTACTGTATTAAAGACCGTAACAACGCGATTATCGCGACATCTACGGGGAGCAACAAAAAGGAGGCGGAGAACAATACCGCGAAAGAGGCACTCATTTACTACAACGTAGATATATGCGAATATACTTCTAATATTGATTAGCTAATAGCTAATAACCAACCCTATCGCATACAACTTTTATATTTTTTATATCCATTCTATATTATATGTATATAAATTGGATATTTTGTCTAATTTATATATAAAAATATACCATATAAACAAAATTTACAAATTTATAATTACTTATACATTATGGATAAACTGAATATCACGCACCTTGTTTTGTCCGGTGGAGGTATGCGTGGTGTTATCTTTATAGGCGCAATACGATACCTATATATTGAGAACTTGATTCATAAAATTACGCATATCGCCGCAAATTCCATCGGTTCGTTCGTGGCGTTATGTATCGCCTTCAAACTAACGATTGAAGAGATTGAAGAGATCCTTTATAATTCAAAAGACGACAACGAACTATGCTATATCCCTACAAAGAATTATTATCGCCTGATATCCAAATTAGGACTCAGCTCCATCTCGCATTTTATGGAACATTTAAAAAGACGATTGCGAATCAAATATCTCGATATGTACGCAGAAACGGGTGTGGATACGATTACATTTAAAGAGATGTCGAAAAAATTCGGTGTCAATCTCTATTTCTCTACGACGAACATTAATCGCTGTGAAAATCGCATTTTTTCCATTGAGGATACACCCGACGTATCCATATTTACAGCGTGTGAAGCGTCAATGTCTATCCCGCTGCTTTTTACACCGATCGTGATTGACAACGAGTATTACTACGACGGCGCTTTTACAAACAATTTTCCTATTAAAATATTCTCGCATATTTCAAAAGAAAATATTATAGCAATGATTCTATATAAAGAGAAGGCGGTGTATGTTCCGATGACAACGAAGATAAATATATTTTATATTCTACAACAGATCTGTAAAATGTTTGAAATATTGCGCGTGAATCAGGTGACAATAAACGAACTGAATGCGGATGATAAGGATTATTATTTTATGCCTAAGAATATAACGATGAAGTATTCTATGAATGTGATTGTGAATCGTAAAGGGGTGCGTTTAGATTTATCAGCGGAGCAGATAGACGAGATGATACTATACGGATTTAGTTGTATGGCGGAGTATATTGATAAACGCAAGGTGTTATTGTATGAAAAAAATAAATTGAGACTATGCGATACCGCAGAATTGTTATAATACACTTTGTATATAAATTTATATATATATTATTATAGTAAAATGAATACGAACGCAAGTAACGCAAGTAACGCAAGTAACGCGAGTGACCCATATATATTCCTCTTAGATTTGGACGGAACCATCATAGGCGATTGTAGTTATCAATGCGATATTTATAATATTCAAGAGATCATTAAAAAGAACATCACAATAAAAAATCATAATATTCATATGGGTAATCTGGTGAAATATAAAACGTCATGTGATAAAATGCTAGAAAATTGCTACGACATGCAATCCAAATTGCTACGACCGCACTTCACAACCTTTATGACCGAGATGAAAAAGAAGTTTGCGAACTGTTACTTTTTTATTTATACGGCATCCGAAAAAACATGGGCAAATAAAGAGATTCTAATTATCGAAAAGAAAAACAACATCAAGTTCAATCGCCCTATCTTTACCCGCGACAACTGTTTAAAAGATTCTTCAGGGAATATTCGTAAATCTGTTCATAAAATACTACCACAACTACTAAAGGCGATCAAGATGCCGAAGACACACGCAATCACGAATCATATCATCATTGTAGATAATAACCCGACGTTTGTAGATTATACTGACAACCTGCTCATCTGTCCTACATACGATTACTTAAAGTTCCATAATCTATGGGAAAATATACCACAGGAATACGCGAAAATAGCGGAGTTAAAGCAGTTCGTATCTCGGCTCATCTCCAATAAAAAAATGTATATAAGGAACAGCCCGTCCAATACGATTATCTTGGAGAAACTACACAAATGGCTCTATCGCAAATATAAAAAAATAAATAATTATAATACGAAGTTTGCGAACGACACTTTCTGGTTAAACCTCGTGACACTCATCAAACATCACAATATCACTGCGTTTAATAAAAAAAGTGTTAGCATGCTTTCAAAAAGCATATAAGGAAAAATCGCATAGCGCCGCTACGATTATACCATATAAATATTTGACAACTATTATATATTATATATCTATTCTGAATATGACAACGACAACATCATCTGCTTCTGCTACCTATATCAGTTTTGACATTGGGATTAAGAATCTCGCATTATGTATCTTGGAAAAAACGGAAGAAGATATTCACGTATTAGACTGGCGGATCATATCGTTAGCAGATAAGAAAAAAGATATCAAAGGAATTGATGACATTGCCGAGCGTATATATATGGAGCTTGATAATGTAGTCGGTTTCTTAAAGGACAAAGGAATCCACAACATCGACTATGTATTGATTGAGAACCAACCGTCCAACTTAAACGGTATGATGAAATCCATTCAATACATTATTTATTGCTATTTCAGTCTCCTTAAATACTGGGACAAAATTATAGAAAACGTTGTGCTCGTGAATGCGGGACTCAAAACAAAAACACACGATTTTAAACCTGAAATACAGGTTAAAATGGACGAGACACCAAAGTCCGCAAAAAACGTAAAGGGGTTCCGACGTGATAAATATAAAATGAATAAGCAGACAAGTATAGAAATTTGTAGAAACTACATCAAAGACGATGTCGCATTATGCGATATCTTTGACAATAACAAGAAAAAAGATGATCTATGTGACGCGTGTCTCCAAGCGGTCGCGTATATACGCACGAATACGAAGGATCTCGTAAATAAATATAACAAGGTATCGTTCAAGGGAATCGCTAGTTAATTCGCAAACGTCAAGATGATTCGGGTTGTTTATTGTATACGATAACATTCTTTATTTATATTATTTATCAAATGTAGTTTTAATCATCCCATAATATTTTTATATTATATATATATAGAAACATAGTAAATGGCTGTTGGTGGCAGTAGTTGTATGGATGGAGGAGCAAAGAAACCGAAGGCAAAGAAGGCAGCGAAGCGTAAATTAACCCCGTATAACAAGTTTGTAAAGAAGATGTTCAAGGAACTTCGTAGCAAGTTCCCGAATGATTCCGCACCCGAGATAATGAAAAAGATTGGTGCCGAATGGAGAAAAACGAAGTAAACGAAGTAAACGAAGTAAACGAAGTAAACGAAGTAAGACGCAACGCGTAAAAGAATCAAACTTTATTTTTATAAATTATATCGTATATAATATAGATTATGGAAGCAAAATATAAGAAACCCTCGAACGCAAACTACACTGTGGATAGCATATCAAACCGTAAATTAACCCCGTATAACAAGTTTGTAAAGAAGATGTCCAAGGAACTTCGTAGCAAGTTCCCGAATGATTCCGCGCCCGAGATAATGAAAAAGATTGGTGCCGAATGGAGAAAGACGAAGTAAACGAAGTAAACGAAGTAAATGAAGAAGACGCAACGCGTAAAAGAATCAAACCTTATTTTTATAAATTATATCGTATATAATATAGATTATGGAAGCGAAATACAAGAAACCCTCGAATGTAAACTACACTGTGTATAGCATATCAAACTGTAAATACTGTGTGATGGCGAAGGATCATCTCAAAAAGAAGGCTACGAAATGCACCACGGTTCAATGCGACAAGTATCTCGCATCCTGTAGAGAACGAGACAACTTTTATAAATTTATGAAAGAACATACCGTAATACCATACATGCACTTCCCTATGATATTCAAAAACGGCAAATTTGTCGGTGGATTAAAAGAGTTATTAAGCATTTAAGCATTTGGACGACTAAGTATAGTAGCGATTAAAGAAGCGATGGCGAGTAAGCGGAGCGTTGATGGTATTATTATTGTGACAAGTTGCCAGAAATATAAGAATACCAGATTGAAAGAGTTGATGTTGAAAGAGTCTTACGGAAACTGGAAGGTCATCCACGTTGTCGGTGATTTATTCTTAGACTGTGACTATAAAATGGACGGAAACCTGATGACGATTAAATGTGAAGACTCGTATATTTATAATTTAAAAAAATTCATATTCGCATTACAGTATCTCTATGAAATGTTTGAGATTCGCGATGGTGTATTGCGTTCAAACGATGATCTCGAGTTTAATGAACCACTGCTCATCGATTTTTTAGAAACACCAAAGAAAATAGGAACACTTGACATTGATTTCTTAGGCAGGTCTTCTACCGGGCATTCGCTTATTGATCATCCTTTCACCTACGAACCGCAATGGGCAGCAACAAATTACCATTTGGTTCAATATTACGAAACACACCCCGAAGATTTTGATAATCCTCTACATAATATAAAAGGTGTTGATATTTTGAAATATTCACGGATGCCTCATATCCCCGCGTTTTTACATGGTCCGCTCATCTATTTTTCTAATAAATCATGTAAAATACTTATGAATCATATGCGAAATATCAACTACGACATCTATCATTACGACGAGAAATCAAACTCCTACCCTTATACAATAGACGATCTCACATATCCACTCGTATTACTTTCAAACGGTATCAATCTCCTTCACGCGAACAACTGGCACAAAGAACTTGAAGGGTCTCCCGCGCATACTACACAGTTCCCTTATGATATATGCGGGAACCAAGAGAACAGCCCTGATTGTATTGCGTTTCATACGAATAAATATAAGTAAATCGTAATAATAAGATTACATAAACATAACAATACAATATATAAAATAAAGTAAAAACCAAAATGATCGCCGTGGATGGAATTATTCTTGTGTTGAGTTGCCAAAAACATCTACCTACACGAATCAAGCATTTAAAACTCCCGAAAAACGAATATGCGGGTTGGAAAGTGATCTATGTGATTGGCGATTTGTTCCTGGATTGCGACTATAAGTTCATAGATGACTTCATGATCGTCAAATGCGAAGACTCCTATATTCATCTGCTCAAAAAATTAGTACTCTCTTTAAAATACCTATACGAAACCTACGATATTAAAGAAGGCGTATTGCGCACCGGCGATGACCTGATCTTTAACGAAAAATTGCTAACAGAATTCTTGAAATCGCCTAAGACGCGATTGATTAGCGAAAGTGGCGATGGTGATGGCGCTCTCGGATCTATCGTTCCTATAGATTTTGTAGGCAGATCGCCCGGTTGTAAAAGTTTATTGTCCCACGAAATATCCGATAAAGATATTAAAGTGACGATACGCGATACCTTTATGACCGAGTATTATGCGGTTCATCCAGAAGACTTTGACAACCCTCTTCATAATCTTAAAGGTGTTGATATCTCAAAATATATGAGACGTCCTCATATTCCCGTCGGAGTATGCGGTATCCTCTTTTATATTTCCAACAAAGCCGCAGCGATATTAATAGACCATATGAATCGTATTAATTACGACATCTTTCACTACGACAAAAATACGGATTCATATCCCTATGCCATTGAAGACTGTGCTGTCTCCTTTATCTTATACTCAAACAAGATTAGTTTTATCCATCGTGAAGATATGTATGACGAATATTATAGGAACCAAAGTTGCGAGAATGTCATCGCGACCCATACAAACTTAAGTAAATATTAAAATATTACACCTTTGGACATTTAAAATGCCGGTATTAGTCTTTATAATAAGTGAAAAATATAAGCTAAAATATATAAATATTATATACCATGAAATATTAAGAATTCCCCATAATAGCAAGTATCTTTATATTTTAAAGTATATCAATATATATTTAATCTATAATAATAGAACGTTATATGAAAGATAAGTCTAAAGCATCTAAAAAACAGAAGAGTAAAAAGAGTTATGTCGGTGGAATGCTTCAGCATCTTCAGCATCTTCAGCATCTTCAACCTCTTCCTCCTCTTCCTCCTCTTCCTCCTCTTCCTCCTCCTCTTCCTCTTCCTCCTCCTCTTCCTCCTCCTCTTCCTCCTCCACGAACGCTTAAGCCTCTTCCATCGCAAAGTATGCCTACATCTCGATCTCAAAACCCCCGTAAATCTCAAAGTAGAATATCTTCTTCAATATCAGGACTGATTATTGATAGTAATCGCAACCTCAAACCGTATTAGCCCTAAAGTAATAGCAAACAAAGATATTATAATAAAAGAACCTATTCTATTATATGATAAGGTTAACCAAAGAGATCTGTTAATAGATTTAGATACTTGTAATAGAGAATACAAATCTTTTGAAAAAAAATACAATGATAATTACAAAATTACAATTTATACAGGAGATACAGTAGAGTATTATAATTATTATACCCGAATTAATGAAGATTATTATCAATATGGATCATCTTACAAATCATTTATTACATTTGCGAAAAAATTATTAAATACAGGCGATAAACTACAGCAAGATGAGAATGTTAAAGCAAAAAAAGGCGGAGTTAAGAAAATTGTTAAATAATTTTGAAGCATATTTAAATTACCGAATGGATAAAATTTATGTTCCTGAATTAAAAGAAACATTAGATATGACAAAAGAAATAGTAAATAAAATAAATACCCTTTATGGATCAAAATTATACCAATCATATTTAAGAACCATCACAAAAATAGGAGAGAATATGAAAAAAGTACCCAGAAAATTATGGGAAGCTTCACAAGCAACAGTACAAACAATTAGAGATTACAAAATTGAAACTAATCCACCTACGGATAGACTAGGTATAGCCATAGACGCATATAATAGAAGGATGGCTGAATATAAAAGGACGGCAGAAAGGACGGCAAAAAAGATGGTAAAAAAGTAAAAATAAAAAACATTTCTATACTTTTTACACCTTTGCACATTTAAAACGCCGATTTTATAATTAAATAAAAAATTGATTTATATTTAATATAAACATACAATCTTGAAATGGAATTATCTGAATTAGCATTAATCGAACTGAAACGTTTATTGTATCGACATCGTGAGGAAATTATTGAAGATTTACAATTAGAAGGAGCAATATCGTGTCCGGAGTGTATTATTGGTAATTGTGAAAGTTTTTGCTATCGGTATTGTTGTGGATGTTGCCAATGTAATCACAATGAGTGTGATAATTGTGAAATGACTTGTCATAGTTATCCAAAATTAAATGAAAAGGACGATAAATGTCATTGTAATTGCGACCATTCTAATTGTAATACGAATGATACCGAAGAAAATGAAGAGTATTGTGATGGTATTTGCCACGAATCGTGTAAATATTTACGGTCCATTAAAGGAGATAAAGATGTGGTTGCTATGTTATTAAAGAAAGCATTATTTATCAGCGATATTGTATTTAATAAATACAATAATTTATTAAATCCAAATGATAAATATTTTGAAAAACCATATAATTTTACATTGTCTCAATACTATACGGATTGAAAATAAATCGGCGTTTTAAATGTGCGAAGGTGTAAAATGCCGATTTAAATGTCCAAAGGAGTAAAAAGTATATAAGGCGGTATTATGGTATTATGAACAGTAATGATTGCGGTCAATGGAATTATTCTTGTATTGAGTTGTCAGAAGCATTTACATACACGATTAAAGGAATTACGACTCCAGAAGACCGAATATGCGGGTTGGAAAGTAATCTATGTAATTGGCGATTTGTTTCTGGATAGCGAATACAAATATGCGGACGACTTCCTGGTAGTCAAATGCGAAGACTCCTATATTCATCTGTTAAAAAAATTAGCACTGGCATTGAAATATCTATATGTTATTTTTGATATTAAAGAAGGTGTGTTGAGAGCAAACGACGATTTGATCTTCAACGATACATTACTTGAATCATTCCTACGATCGCCAAAGACGATGAATGGTAACACAATAGACTTTTTAGGTAGGTCTTCGTCGGGTGCCAGTCTATTTGAACGCGATGTATCCTTTGCAAATAGACCGTCGTCCAACAGCAATCATCTTGTCTATTATTATAATGATCACCCTGAAGATTTTGAGAATCCACAACATAACATAAAGGGCGTTGATATATCAAGATATACGAAACAACCGTGTATCCCTGCGTTTATATTTGGTCCATTGTATTATATATCCAACAAAACCGCTAGGATATTAATAGATCATATGGAAAAGGTTCTGTATGATGTCTTTCATTACGACGAAAAAACAGATTCATATCCATACACCATAGAAGACTGCGCGGTATCCTTTATCTTCTATTATAATAACATTGATTTTATACACGCGGATAACTGGCATCATAACGACGACAACTACGCGTTTCGCGAAAATAATACGAACGTAATGGCGATCCATACAAATATGTATAAGTAAATTTATTTTTCTTAATCTTAATATATAATACCTCAGTATAGAGAATGATTTGGATATATTTATCAATTCTATATAGTTTTATCATGTCCCTACGTATATTATACATTCGATTCGACGATACCCCCTTTATAATGTTCCCCTTAATTATTAATATTATAGTTGGTGTACTAAGTCTAGTATATTTCCTTTGGTATTACAGCGAGCATTTTACGAATGAATTTATTAAACCAAAATATTATATCTATGCTTTGTCTGTTTTGTTTATTTCTATAATCGGATATCAAATTATAAAGATGTGCCCTAACCCCGCATATTTCAGAGCATTCGCAACACTAGAAATAGTATTACTACTATTATTTACAATATATTTGAAAAACAACTTTGAACTTTCTATTCAAACTATAACTGCTCTGATATTATGCTGTGTAGCAATTATACTAATATCACTAGATAATTCTAATTATACAAAATAATTCATTACATTATTCTACCATCATCTAATTACCGATCGTGTTATTATGTGGTCAATCCCTTTAAATTATTGAAAGGATATAGGAAATTTCAAATGTCGCATAGGAATAAAGGTATTCGGGAAGAGGTATCCCGCGATACCTTAATTGATTCAAAAACCCCTGCATTTTATCTATGACAGGATGCTTTTCTAAATTTTTGAATATGAGTATAAATTTACATATTTGAACCGCAATATATACTCTAAACTTGTGATATTTTACATCTAAACAATTATCAAATATAGTGTTCAATAAGTCCAGGTATTTTAGACCCATCTCATTTTTATTTGAAAGTAGAAACGATACCTGCTTTTTATCTACCTTTTCTAAAAGGTTTGCGAGTATCTTCGAACGCAAAGATATTAACATTGAAATATAACAGTTATCAAAGTTCTCTAATAAATTATCCTTTAACTTTTCTTTAAATACCGACATTTTTCCAGCGGTTGATGATGTAAACATTTCATATATGTTATAGATATTTACGTATGCCAAAATATTCAAGTCAAACGTATCCCCCAATAATCTTTTGAATATTTTAATTTCTTCTGATTTCATATATTTTGAAAAGCGAGGGTTATTGGTTCTGTAAATGTTATCATAGCATAGAAGTAGATCATCCAATGCCACCTCCTTATCCTCTATATTATTAGACTTCATATTGATAATGCGATTCGTAGCCCAAATACTACTATTCGCTATCATCGCATTCGTGTTCTTTTTTTGAATAGTCAACACATTTTTATCAAAGTTTAAATAGTCGTGTCTCAAAATGCTAATCCCTATATTCCTTCCAATATGAATCATCCACCTATTATTTACAAATTGCTTTAGCATTTCGTTTGTTATAAAATTATGATTAACGGTATATAATCTTATAATCGTGAGAATCGAACATTTTGATAATATCTGATAGATAATGTCTTCGTTTGCGATGCTGAAATTCATATTTCAGACGCCTTCGCTTTCGGTTCGTTTTCAGGTTCGCTTTCAGGTTCGTTTTCAGGTTCGCTTTCAGGTTCGCTTTCAGGTTCGCTTTGATTTCTTGTAATTAAATACACATGTAAACGAATCATTTTTACATATTATCTTACAATAATAGGGCATATAAAATAGTTTAATAGTTTCAAACTTCTTAAACTTATATTATAATATATATAATAGAATAGTATATGTCGAGGTATAAAACAGCAACATTAGAAGAATTAGAAGCTAGTATGAAAGGTGTAAATAAATTTAAGGATCCAGAACATACACGACGATTAGAACGCTATTCTATAGGAAGAAGTTTAGTTGCTGCTAATTTGGGACAGTTAAATATACCAGAAAAACCATATTCGGAAAATATGTCATCAAGAGCATATGAGGAAGCATATAATAAGCGTATTAATCAAGGAACTAGCCGAACAACAAGTGCATTACCATATGCTACTTCAGGATATCACGAACCCGTAAATAGAATTGATATTAAAAATGCGGTTAGAAATTTAAATGAACATTTTTCTTATACACCAAAAGGCATACACAACACAAAACGTATAAACCATTTGAGTAAAGAAATGTTAAAAAGACGTGATTGGGAAGAACAAGAAGAATCGAATAGTATAAGTAGGGTACAACAAACAGTCGCAGATGAAATAAGAAGAAGTAGAGCAAATGAAGGAAGTATGAGTAGAAGAGCAGAGGAAAAACTTAAAGAAGGTTGGGGTGGCGGATATAATATGGGATTATTAGCAAGAATAATGAATATTAAAAAGAAGGCAGCTAAAGCTAAAGCGGCTAAGGCTAAGCCCACTGTGCGTAAAGCCGTTAAGCCCACTGTGCGTAAAGCCGTTAAGCCCATTGTGCGTAAAGCCGTTAAGCCCACTGTGCGTAAAGCCGTTAAGCCTACCGTGCGCAAACCCACTAAGCGCCCCGCTAAGCCTACTAGACCAGTAGTAAGACGAAGAAAGCCTACTGGTGTTCGCAAGTAGTAGCGAGATAGCAACATACAAATCATATATGATATTTTTTATTTAAGGGTCCTTCACGTGATACCAGGTATGGTATTAGATATATTCTATGTCTATCATAAAAGTCCGCATATACGATGTATCCCTAGTAATGCTAAGAATGATCATGTTTTTATTTTTAGTTCCCATACTAGAATTACTATTTTGACAATTGGGTTTAAAATTAGGTACAATAGTATCACCACCATATCTTCAAACATACTAAATAAATACTCGTTTATTTTTTCAAATTCATTCATCCTGATTTATTATTTGTAATTGATAGATATTATCATACAAATAATCATTTTTAGAAAAGTTATAGATTTTATAAAAATCTAAATCAATATAAAAATAGTTCGCTTTCATAAATTATGCGGTTCCAATGTGTTTCTGTCATATATCCTTGATCATATACGTATCTATCAATTGATACCCTAGTTTTTTATAATATCCACGAACTCCCGTTCCACTAATTATAGCAATCTTGAGATATCCATTCTGCTTCGCAATCTCTTCCGCCTTCGCCACAAGTTGCTTGCCAAATCCCTTGTGCTGTAGCGATCCCTCTATATTATTCCCTACATTGTTCAAATTGGAATAGACATGCAACTCCCGTATTAAAGCACATCCTCTAATACACGGTAATACTTCCATCGCTTCACCAGGCAAACGAAGTCGCAGAAAACCTATCAAATATTTCTCCGTGTCAAAACTGAGATGATACTCGTCGCCACCAGATGCCCTATACGTCTCGCAATTGAACTGTATCGTATCCAGTGCTACACAATTTCCTTTCACCTCACGGCACCGAATACATTCACATCCCCATTTGTTACTACGCATATCGTCTTGTAGCAGTTGTCTCATATTGACAAATTTGGTTGAATACCCACCCTCTATGTAATGCCCTGGAATATCCCTAATAATACGATTCAATCGCTTATATCGCTGAACCTTCTTTTTAAATTCCTTTATCAACTCATATAATCGCAAATCATCATAAGGAACATATTTGCCTTCGTCAAACCATCGCTTGATTCGCGTATAAGGAACTATAGCAGTCGGATATATTTTATACTGATCCACCTGAATTCGCTCGTCATACAAAACTTCATCAAGCATCGCCTTGTCAATCTCATACGATGCGCCAGGAAGGTTAGGCATTATATGAATGTCCACCTTGTAGCAATTATTTTTCAATAGTTTTATTGCTTCATATGCTCGCTCTATCGTATGTCCTCTCATAATCTTCTTTAATATCGCATTATTTGTATGCTGAACGCCCAATTGTATTCGCGTGCAATTATAACGGCGAAAATTCGCAATCTCATTGATCGTAATCGTATCCGGTCGTGTCTCCAAGGTTAGACCTATAATATGGATCGTCGCTGTTTCGTTGATCTCAATCTCTTCTTCTAACGTCTTCTTAGGACGTTTATATCCGTCAAAATAAACATTCGCAGCGTAATATAAATCGGTTATAAAACGATCTTGATAATCGCGTGGGTATTCGCACCATGTCCCACCTAACACGATAATCTCCAATTTATCCGGTATGTGTCCCATGTGGATCAATGACGATATGCGCGAGTTCGTCTGCTTTATCGGGTCAAAATCATTCGCATTCGCACGTAATACGGCAGGTTCAGAGTATAGATAACTTCGGGGTTGAGCAACCCAGTTGTTCCCTTCGTGCGCTGGTTCATTCGGACAATAGGCGCAATCGTGCTTACAAGAAAATCGCGCCTTCTTCACTTCGCCGTCTTCTCCAATATACTCGGGATGTGCGGAGGTTAGCACAGTTATCACAAGAACACCCGAGTTGGACTTGCATTTCTTCTTTGTGATTAGATTGCGTAATTGCTGGTTGTCTAATTGTAGATACTTATAGATCCTTATAAACTCGGCATTTGATATCGTATATTTATACTTTTTTTGAATACCTTTTTTAAACCGATCAATATCACCGACAGTCACGAATCCATCCATCACATTCTTAAATTCACCCGCAACGCTTTCTAGAAGTCCATTGAATATGCTACTCTCCTTATATCCCCCGTTCTTGTGATTGACGATACCTATGTCCTCTATATCATTCAACATGGTAATATACAAAAACATAAATAATAAAGAGATCATTTTTTATTTATCCAGAACCACATCCACAAAGACTAGAGTAGAAACGTTTTTATATTTATATAGTATAGAAGATGTCAAGATTTTCAAGATTTTCAACAAGATATCATCCTTATTTACACGTAACGGTAAATATGAAAGTTGAAATTTTTTATAAAAAATTTTTACAATCTCTTAAACAGGAAATAAAAGAACTAAGAAGAATATTAATGGAAATTCCTATAAATGAAGACCTAGGTATAAAGGATATATTATTAAGTATCACTGATATAGAAAAAATATTTAATACTATAGAAAAAATAATATCAAAATTAAAAAATTTTAATAATACCAAAAAGGAGGTGAAATTGAAAGAACTTAAAAAAATAATTGAAGAAAAAATAACAGAAATAACAAAAAAATTTAAAAAAGACCCCTCTTTAGATGGATCTTTAGATGTATCTTTAGATTCATCCAAAGATTTAGATCCACTATTAACAGTAGAAAAAAAGAATTTAAACATTTTATTAAATGTATTATTTGAGGAGATATTATACATATTATCTTTACAAGATAACGTTCAAGATAATGTTCAAGAGAGAAAGGTATTATTATTTATGATTATTATTTATAAACTAAAAGAATTAAAAAGTAAAATATCAATACGAGACAAGACAAGAAAACGGACTGAAAAAGACATTCTGAAAGAATTTGAATTAATAAAGATTAATTATGGTATGGTAGCAAATATAAGAGAATTTTATATTCAGGCATATAGAAATGTATATCATCATCTACATTCTTTAGCTAATAAATTAAATGGTTTACCAATACCAATATCAACGGAAGGTTTAGCAGAAGAAGTTATATTAATGATATATCAAAATTTAATTTTTCAGCATTATGCTTTCTTTCTTTTTAAGTATTTACGTTATGACAATGAAAAATATACTGGAATTCCAGCATTCCCACAATTGTTTAAAAATTCATCAGATTTTAACAAAGCCGAAGCCAAATCCTCTAATTCTATAGATGCTTTATTTAAAGAACAAAAAACAGTAATGAGTAGTTTAGATAAAAATTATGAAAAATTATATGAAGAAAAACTTAGACATATAGCCTATTTAAATGGAGGTCGTCGTAGAAATACCTCAAAACGTAATATGGATATGGATATGAATATGAAAGACATTAAGGAACTATGTAAAAAAAACCAAATTAAACTTTCTAGAGTTGTAAATGATAAGAGAGTTGTTTATAAAAAGAAAGAACTCATCACAAAACTAAAGAGAAGAAAGGTAATTTAATTTTTTATTTCTCCAGAACTGCGACTCTCTGTTTTAAAAGATAAATCTCATTTTTTAATTCCTTTATCGCCTCTACAAAAACCGGTGCCAATCGTTCGTAGGATATCGTAAGATAATTTTCACCTGATTTGGATACCTTGTTGTCGTCCGCGTCTCTTGCTAAGTCAAACGGTGCGATATTAACGATCTCCGGAAGCACCCTTTGAACATCTTGGGCACTTAATCCTATCTCCGTATCCGTATTCGTTATTCCGTACAGGTTCGCAAGCGCATTTGGTGTATAATAGAACCCGTTCAATTTACCAACGATTTCAAGCGGTTCGTAAATACCACCTGTCTTGGTTTTCAATCGTTCGTCCGAGTAATAGGAGGTGATATTATTTGTCGCTACAATATCGCCGACGACGTGTAGTCTCTCTAAAGGAACTGTAGTGCCAATGCCAACATTACCAAGGTTATAAGTGATGTTGGAATTACCGATCCATTGTGTCAATCCTGGGCGATTGATAAGATTGTTATAATTTATTAAAAGATTGCTTGTCGTCAATATATAATTGCTCGTATCCTGAATCACGTCCCTATTATTTTTGTTATAGTTTCCGTTAATATGAACATCGCCATTATTCGCAATCTTAAAGACTGTCGCACTCATATTGGATGCTACAAAGATATCTCTATCAGCGCTATTTTGCTGAACCATTAAAGCGGTTGTTGTGTTATTCGCATTCACAACCTCCAATCGCTCAGTTGTATATACGATTGTGTCAAGACGCGTGCTATCACCGAGCACAATTAAATTGGAGTTGATTGTCAAAGTTCCATTCAACTCTAAATTATTATTATAACTGTTATTTATGATAAACTTCTTCGTGGCAGATTCCGTAATCATATCCGTTGTTAAATTCGTGATCCTTTGTGATATGATGTTGCTCGCGGTCAGCACGTAATTACTAGCGTTCATGTCATTCATATCCGCCTTAAGTATCAAGTTATTACTTGATGACAAAACGTAATTACTGGCATTCGTGTCATTGACTGTCACAACCGCAAGTATCGTATTACATAGTATAGATATCTTCGCATCATTAGAAATTGAATTGAGTACCAAGTTATTACTCGCAGTCTGTACATAATTGCTTAAATAGGCATCTATCGCATTCGCCCTAAGTATCAAGTTATTGCTCGCAGTCAGTACATAATTGCTAGTATCCCAAATGACATCCCTATTATTTTTGTTATAGTTTCCTTTAATATGAACATCGCCATTATTCGCAATCTTAAAGACTGTCGCACTCATATTGGATGCTACAAAGATATCTCTATCAGCGCTATTTTGCTGAACCATAAGAGCAGTTGTGGTATTGTTGGCATTGACAACCTCCAATCGCTCAGTTATATATACGATTGTGTCAAGACGCGTGCTATCACCTAGCACAATTAAATTGGAGTTGATTGTCAACGTTCCATTTAACTCTAAATTATTATTATAACTATTATTTATGATAAACTTCTTCGTTGCAGATTCCGTAATCATATCCGTTGTTAAATTTGTGATCCTTTGTGATATGATGTTGCTCGCGCTTCTAATGTAATTGCTTGTGTCATCTACTTTTATTAATATATTACTACCACCCAATAGGAAAGATGACGCATTTAAACTCCCTGAAAGCGTCATATCGCCATTAGAGGTTAGAAGAACCCTATTTGTATCAATGTTTGACGTGGAAGACATAATTTTAAAGTCTCCGCCATAATTTCCTATTTTGTAATCTGTATTAGAATCACTTGCGATACCTCTTATTAGTTCTATGGACGGATTGCCAAGGATTGGCGTTGTTAATGTTGCTATACGATATCTTATGATTACTATACCAGAAGCACCTTTGTTGTTATTGTTGAACGACCCCGCGCCACTACCTGTATTTGCAATAACACTTTCCGTCGCACCACCACCACCTCCTAAACCTCCCGCTTTAAAACCACTATTATAACCACCACCTCCACCACCAATATAATAATTACCTGATGTTCCATCTTGAACTCCAAATGATGTGCTATTCGCAAAATAATTTCGAAAGTTTATTGGTGTTGCAGCTCCTGTAAGTGTTACTTGATATGCCCCGTTACCACCTGTGCCAGAGTATGCACCTACAGTTCCTATTCCTCCGCCTCCTCCTGCTAATACACCATCCGTATTACCACCAGCATTGCCCATCACCGCATAAGTGGATGTTATACTTGGTCCAATATTTGTTGAACCATTCACTACATTTGTACTTGTTGCTGCTCCGCCAATTGTTATAGTAGATGATTTATAACCCCCGCCACCCCCACAACCACCGTCATTTCCTGATTGTTGGTTACTTCCACCCCTACCCCCGCCTTTCGCACGATATCTGTCCGCATTATCTATCTTTATAAAACTGTCATTTCCATTAGACCCAGTACCATTATTACCTGAACTACTATCACCACCATCACCTACAGTTACTACACAAGAACCTGCTGACAATGTTTGATTTATTGCGACTATACATGCACCTGCACCTCCTCCCGCATTTTGACTACCCCCACCACCACCAATCATCAAGATATCACAATTTAAACCACCCGCTGGGACTGTAAAACTAGAACTTCCAGCTGTAAATATTACAAACTTGTCTATGGAACTAGTAATTTGACCTGTCGTGAATGTTCCTCCAGATGGAGTAATTGTAGTTGCTGCTGTAAAGTTATTTCCTCCTCCTACTAAACTATTATTTTGAATCGTTAGTTTTGTATCACTTATAGCACCGTTTATAAGCACGTCGCCATTATTGGCAACCCTGAAAACAGCGGTGCTCATATTGGACGCGACAATGATATCACGATCCGCGCTATTTTGCTGAACCATAAAAGCAGTTGCGGTGTTATTCGCATTTATTATTTCTAAGCGTTCCGTCGTATATACGATGGTATCTAGACGCGTACTGTCTCCTAGAACTATTAAATTCGAATTAATTGTTAAAGTTCCATTAAGTTCTAAGTTATTATTATAACTATTATTTATGATAAACTTCTTCGTGGCATTAACATTCTCCGTAATCATATCTGTTGTTAAATTCGTGATCCTTTGTGATATGATGTTGCTCGCGCTTCTAATGTAATTGCTTGTGTCATCTACTTTTATTAATATATTACTACCACCCAATAGGAAAGATGACGCATTTAAACTCCCTGAAAGCGTCATATCACCGTTAGAGGTTAGAAGAACCCTATTCGTATCAATGTTTGACGTAGAAGACATGATTTTAAAGTTTCCGCCATAATTTCCTATTTTGTAATCTGTATTAGAATCACTTGCGATACCTCTTATTAGTTCTATGGACGGATTGCCAAGGATTGGTAATGTTGGAACAATTCTATACCTTATGATTATGATGCCTGACGCACCGTAATCATCATTATAATACCCTGTCTCGGGGGTGTATTGAACATTGCCCTTGCTACCACCACTTCCTGTATTTGCTACAGCGTAAAAAGTGCCACTACCCCACAATTGCCCTCCTCCTCCACCTAAACCACCTAACGCCCAACCATTCGTATAAGAAGTAGAATTAGCATTAAAACCACTACCACCACCGCCAATATAATACCAATAACTATTATCAAAAACCCCAAAATTATTACCACCATTCGCAAAATAATTTCTAAAATTATATGTGGTTCCATTAATTGATACTTGATATGCCCCATTACCTCCATAGCGCCCCCCATTCCCAGTAAAAGTGGCGTACATCCCAGGTTCACCTATGCCACCTCCAGAACCAGCTGTTAATTTTCCATTGTTCGGAGCATCAGGAAGAGTATTAATCCCACCTGGATTACCTAAAACCGCATATGTTGATGTTATACCTGGACCAATATTCTGAATACCATTCACTATATTTGTACTTACTGCTAGTCCTCCAGTACGATAAGATTTATCTTCTGTTGCTGTTGCTCCTGAACCACAACCACCATCCCTACCGTTTGCGCTGTTGGTTCTAGGAGCACTACCACCTCCTTTTGCAAGATATCTTGTAATTCCATCAACTGATATTGAACTATCAAAACCATTTTCTTCACTACTAAAAAGCCTTTTGCCTGCAACACTTACAACACATAAACCAGCTGGTAATGTATGATTTATTGCTACTATACAAGCGCCAGCACCACCGCCAGCATAACCTCCACCAGTACCACCGCCACCGATCATAAAGATATCACAATTTAAACCACCCGCAGGAACTGTAAAACTAGAACTTCCAGTTTCTGATGTAAATATTACATACTTGTCTTCTGCTCCTGTAATTTGTCCTGCTGTAAATGTTCCTCCGATTGGAGTAATTGTAGATAATCCTCCTACTAAACTATTATTTTGAATCGTTATTTTTGTATCACCTATAACCTCGTCGTATAAATGTAAATCGGTAGAGGGATTCGTCGTTCCTATACCTACATTTCCTAGATTAACTATTAAATTCGAATTAATTGTTAAAGTTCCATTAAGTTCTAAGTTATTATTATATCTATTATTAACTATAAACTTCTTAGTAGCATTAACATTCTCCGTAATCATATCCGTAGTTAAATACGTGATCCTTTGCGATATGAGGTTGCTCGCTGATAAAACATAGTTACTTGAGTCACTAACTATATTACGACCACCCGATAGATATGCCGGCGCTTCTATACTTCCATTTATTGTCATAGTTCCGTTAGAGGTTAAAAGCAGTCTGTTCGTATCTACTGAGGATACCGAAGACATAATCTTGAAATCACCATTGAAGTTCCCTAGTTTGTAATCTGTATTCGCGTCAGCAGGGAGACCCCTTACGAGTTCTATGGATGCTGAT